CGTGATATTAACGACAAAGTTTCAAAGAGCCCATTATGTGCAGCATTCCGTAAACGCGGTTTGTTCAAACTGGCCAACAATTTATCCTTTGGAACAGCACGTTATGTCTACCGCCAATCACAAATAAACAGGTTGGAAAGAGAAGATATGGAACAAGAAAAATCAAGTGGTATAACACTAGGCTTGTTAGGAATGTGTGGATTATATTTTTGTTATAAGTATTCAGGAGAAATCAGTAATGTTTATAGCAAAATATCGGAACTGCCTTCCAAGCTAGCGGAATTCAAACCAAACCATGAACTCAATGTGTTTTCAAAACGCAATAGAGTTAGGAATTTGATGATCTTTGGAGTGGTAGCTTACGCCTTGTGGACTAATCGCGACAATTTAAACGATTTCTACAATTCTTTTGATGAATCACCCCTCTTCAGTCTCGGGGGCTGGATGATCAGACCCAACATGGGGGGAATTGAGAAAAGTTTATTAACGATTGTTGAGAAAGTACCAGAAGGTATAGTTCCTGTATTACAAACAGGGGTTAACTGGTTAAAGGGTGTTGTTAGTACAATATCTGACCAGTGTGATCAATATTTTAGTAAGCAGCTAAACACCACAGGAAAATCACGTTGGTCTTATACCGCCATTCCAGTAATTGAGGAAATTACCAAACGTCTTCCATTCGGATTACCTGTCATTTTGTACCTAGAATGGCGTCGTGGATTGAGCAACAAAGAAACTGCTGCAATTTGCGGTCTACATTTACTTCTTACCTCCATGAACCTACCTACAGCCATTTTGCTTCACGCTTGTTGGAATTATTTCCATCAGACAGGACTTGATATTACTGATAGAAGGAAGCTCCAAGCTATTACTAGATCGTTTGAGGACGGAACACCAGTACAACTGGAACAAAATGAAGTTTTGTATGTTCCTGAACAGTTCACCCTCCCAGGAGTGAAGTGTTATATGTCTGACAACGTACCCAAGACCAGGAGTTTTGAAACCTTCAAACAGAAATCAAGTTTCAAGAACAACCACGTTAGAAAAACCTTTCGTGATGTTGTCCCTTTTAATTGGGGTGTTGGGGCCTTTTATCCAGTAGCGGATAGCCCTGACAATCTGTATTATGCTCTGACTTTGAGAGTATTTAAGGAAACCAACAAGTGTTCGACTACGGTCAATATTGATAAGTTTTATAAAAAGACTTTGAAACATATGAAAAAAACTTGGGGTGTGAGCCATAAAGTTCCGGACATAGATCCAGAGAACAATGTAGGATGGTTTCAGACGGGGAAGAAGAAATTATACCTCCAGGCAGGACAACAACATGCGGAGGGGAGTAAAGAACGTAATAAAGTCAAGGTTAAAGCTGATGAAGTGATACCTTTAAAAGAACAAGGCATCAAACCTAGATTAGTCCAAGCAATGGATCCATACAACACATACGTAGCTGGACCATGGGCTCAATCATTGAACAAGTGGATGCGTACTGAACTCCCAAGAATCAACTATCATAAAGGGAAACTTAAGATAGTCTTCGTGTATGGTGACAACTGGCAATTGCAAGTTGCACTGGCTTTAGCCCACTGGCATAAAAGAAAAGGCCATTGGCTTGCCATTACCCATGGTGACGACTTCAACTGTTATAACGGTTTAGGAGACGGAAGCTATGAGCATGTGGGGGGGGACGCTAGTATGTTTGAGGCACATCAAAACTCAGAGGTTTTGCATGGTTATTTTGAACTTTGGAGATTTTTCGCTCCCACCGAAGTTTATGAAATAACCCGTAAGACTGGAAGAGGTGTCTATTATGTTAACGGAAAATGGGGAGGTGAAAGTATATCTACTAAAATTAAGATTAAAGATCAGATTGGATGTACTGGATCCCATGATACCACAGCACGAAACACACTAACAACTGGTGCCCTTATTTATTCTTCCTTTTTGAAATTCCAACAGGGAACTCCTTTCCGTCAAAGTTTAATTGAAGGATATGGGGAATCTGGAATGGAATTGAAAATAGTCGATCCTCCACATGGAGGTACTGCAGATTTCTTACATGGTTGGATAGGGTTTGATGAAGATTCACATGATTGGACCTTCAATATCGATCCAGTCCATTTATTTTTCAAAATCGGTAAAGTGCAACACGATTTAGAAGACCTACGTAAGAAATTCAAAATCTCTACATGGAGAGAAGTGTATGAGCAACTAGCTTATGGTCAGGGGTGTATGTTTAAAGATTACCCTGATGACTATCCAATTTTGGGTGTTTGGGGCAAGGTTATGCGTAAATTAGGAAGACCAGGTTTACTGGCTGATTGGACGTTTAATCATAAACCTTACCATAGATTGGATTTAACTGGACGCAATGCACGTAGAGATATCGTACTTAGAGAAATAGAAGCTAAGTATGGACTGACTCCTGAAGAAATAAGGGAGTTAGAGGGTTTACT